TCAACATTACCAACAATGGAACTACCCTGAATGTTAGAGATGTTAGTGCCAACACCACTTAACTCACCAGCATAGTTAGGTAGGTAATCTGTTAGATAAAGTTCTACGTTGCTGTTGCCGTAACTACTAGCAGCAGTTGCCCATGATAAGGTGCCATCTGTATTAGAGGTTAGCACTTGACCGTTTGATGAAGCAACAGCATTAGGTAGGACAAGTGAATAGTTAGCACTAACCGTATTACCTGGATAGATGGTGATAGTTCTGTTAGCAGTAGAGTATAACTTGATAGCCGAGTTAGGTGTAACATTACCAAGGGTTAAGTTGCCACCAATAGTAGCAGTGCCAGCAACCGCACTAATCACGTTGATGATATCGCTATAACTGGTAGTTGATAGGTTAGTGCCAGTTGTTGAGTTTGCCTTGTCATAGGTAGTGTCTAAGAATGACGAGAAACCCGAAATAGCAACACGACCAGGTAGTTGTGTAGAACCTAAGATACGACTATTCTGGAAGTAGCAAACACCAGCAGCGGCTGCTGTGACGGCATTACCAGTAGCAGTTGTAGCGAATAGATAACTGTTAAGAGCAATGAATGTGCCACTAGTTACGGTTGTTAGTAAGCAGTTCTCGCCGTTACTAATGTTGACGAAAGCGTTAGCGTTGTTGATAACGATACCACTTTGCTTACCGCCCTGACACGCTACGATACCAGCACCAGTTACTGAAAACTGACCAGTAGCAGATTGAGCATCTACATCACGTAGTTCTACATAACCACTGCCTGATTTAGTAACACCACCAGTCATTAAGGACTTACGGAAGTAATAACCACCAGCGTTAGTTAGGGCAACAGTGCCACTGTGATTTACGCCTTCAATACGGCAACTACCACTTGCTACGTTGTATGTCCAAGCACCCGAGAGATTAACACTACCACCACCGCCACTAATACCAATGATGTCTAAGTTGAGATTAGTAACTGTTACGTTCTCGCTATAACTGCCAGTGTGAATGATTAGACGCTCGCCACTTGCCATAGTTGATAGGGCGTGTGTGATTGTTTTAAACGGCAGTTGATAACTACCGTTACCAGTGGTATCATTGCCCTCTTCTGTGGCAACGTGAACTTCACGGTTGTAGATGATACCTGGCTCGCTAAGTGTAACGATATTGTTAGAGGCATCTTTTGTAAAGATTTTCTTATCTACAAAGTTGATTGCCGTTTCGCCCACTTGTAGGTCTGCGGCAACAGGAGCGCGATTAGCAACTGAACTGCGCTTGTGCTGATAAGGTAATTTTTGTGACATATGTCGGTTCTTTCTTTATATAAATTTTAGTAGGTGCCCATATCTAGGGTGCCATCGACCCAGACGCTATTGGCTGAATCAAAACTAAGGATTGCTCTATTACTTATGTTAGCAATATTTGATGGTAACAAGACATCACTACACTCCGCTAACTCCTGGAAGTTATTGATAGAGATGTAGAACTCGCCCTGTGTCTGATGTGCCCTTTGAACAAAGCCAAGAGCTACAAGATGAGCAGGTGATACTGGTTGTGTTGTAGTCCAAGTGCCAGCACTTGAGCCAAGATAGATTGGTGAGCCCTCTGTTAGTCCGGCAGTATCAACCCCTACTAATACACCGCTGATAGTAGCATAGCATTCAGCATTGTTATCACCACCAACAGCGATAACACCGATTGTAGTAGCGCTTAGAGCCTCAGTAGTATTACTTGCTTTACCAACAGCCATTCTCATTCCCTGACTACCAGAGATGTAGACTACATCACCAACAGCTAATGCCCCACCAGACTTATTAACTACTAGAATTTGTTGAGCGCCACGGTGAACACCATAGAAATTAACAGCAGTTACATCACCAGTGATATTTGCTTCACCACTAATGATAGCATCAGCAGTCAAGCCTGTTGTTGTGATGCCGATATCGCTGAATAAGGTAACATTAGCGGTACCGTTAATTTGAATACCAACATTGCCATCATCAAATACACTTACACTACTACTGTTACCACTGATAGCATTACCACCAGTTACAGCACTCATTGTTGTCCAAGCTAGAACACCGTTGCCGTCAGTTGATAAGACTTGAGCACTATTGCCACCACTAATACTGACATTAGCAAGATCAGCATCTAGGGCATATGCGGTGCCAGCAAAGTTACTGTAGTTAGCATTACTAGCCGAACCGATTAAGTTAGCGGTTAAACTATGTGAGAATGTCCAAGTATTGCTTGGCAAATCCCAGTTCATGTAGGCATTAGCGCCACTGAGGGTAATACCACCGCCATTTGCTTCGGCAGCAGTTGCAGCATTAGCAGCAAGAGTAATATTCTTATCGCCAACATTTAAGGTTGTGCTTTCTAAGTAGGTGATATTACCACTAACAGTTAGATTACCACCAATAGTAGCATCGCCTAGAACATCAATAGAACCGTTAACGTTACCAGTGTTCATAAACAAGGTACCGCCAACGTGAGTATTACCAACGATGTCTACGCGACCTTCACTACCGTCTTTATATACAGTAACGATATCGGAGATGCCGTTAGCATTAATCACTACTGAATTAGCAGTAGTTTGGACATTACTAGCACCAGTGCCGCTATCACGAATAAGGGTTTCATCAATGAAGTGGAATGATAGGTTACCCGCACCATCTGTTCTCAACACTTCATTTAAGTTACCACCATTAAGAGTAACATCTTCTACATTACCTAAGTCAAAGTTAGTAGCAGCAATTGTATTACCATAGAAGTAGTTAGCACGAGCAATATTACCTAGATCAGAATCGCCGTCTGGTGATACCTTCAATCCAGTTTCTTTAACAATAAGAACATCAGGGCTACCAGCAACGCCCACGTGAATCCAGTCGTTCTCTACCACGACTACATTAGAGCTGCCATTCTTTAGTTTAACTAAGTCACTCCACGCAATTGTGCCTAAGCCATTAGTTACGATTGATTGACCCGCATCACCACCTTCTAGTTTGACGTTAGCGATATCGTGTAGATTGATTGCGCCATTAGCAGAGAATGCGGTAGTTGTAATACTATTAGCGGTGACTACGTTAGCTGTAACATTAGCGGAGACAACAAGGTTACCAGCTAAGTTTGTATTACGGCGCAAGGAGATGATTGAGTTACCGAATTCAGCAACAGCGCCGCCATCAACTGTGATGTTAGCACTATGCTGCTTTGCTTCAATCTTGGTTGTTGTGACGGTAGCATTAACAATACTAGCAACTGATACAGTAGCGAATTGAACACCACCACTGCCGTTGCTTTGTAAGAACTGTCCATTTGAACCACCAGTTAAAGTGATATTGCCAGTAGCGCCAAGATCGACTGGCCCTTCTACTGTTAAGGATGTTAAGTTACCAACGGATGTGATGTTAGGTTGATCTGCTCCACGAACAGTATCAGCGGTACCAGAATCAATAGATACCGACACAGCACCAGTAATTTGACTGCCATCAATGTTATAGATTTGTGAGCCATCACCAGACAAGAAGTCACCAGAGATGTTACCATAAAACTCACGAGCAAACATCTGACCTTGAACGATTAGACCACCAGCTGCTACTAGATCAGTGCCATCACTAGAGATGCGAACACCATTCAAGTCGATAGTAGAGTTGCTCAAGTAAAGGTCACGCCAGCGTTGTGTTGGTGAGCCTAAGTCATAGGTAATGTTAGCATCTGGTAGGATATTACCACGGAATGTGAAATCTGACTCAGTGAATACGGCAACACCAGGTTCATTACCTACTGAGATTGATACATTGTCGATTTCGGTATTAACTGATGTTAAGTTGTTAGAGATACCATCAAGTGCGCGCCAAGACATTACGCCATCACCAACGTTAGTAATGACTTCACCCTGATTACCACCAGCAAGCACCACAGTGCCAACTGAGCCTAGTGTTAGCTGAGTATTAGCTTCATCGTAAGTAGCTGGCAGAACTGTGCCAAATCTTTGACCGTCCTTGTTGAATTGTAGAGCGCCAACTGAACCCGCTGGTAAGCCACCACTAAGTGGGCCCTTGTTTACTGTTACGGTAATATTACTACCTGGTTGAACTTCTATTTGTGCCATTTTGTTTTCTTTCTTATAGGGTTACGCCGTCGCCGCGCAGAATAAACAGCATTAGCACTTTCTTCTGTAACGCAGGAATGTAATCGATATCACCAGGAGTGCCAATTGCTGGCAACAACATACCGATATAGCCAGTATAAACTGGTGGTGTAGTTGAGTCTACAATTGATTTGGCTTCTTGGAAGAATTGTTTGTCGATAACAAATCTAATCTTGCCTTGGGTTGGGTTATAAATGATGACGTTACTGTCCATATCAATCTCAACTTCTGTTGGGATAGTAGTAAGTCCTTGAATATCTAGACCTTGACGAGTGTCTTCAATTGCGGTTACTTCTCGTTTAAGTAATCTAGCTGATGTGATCCAGCCGGTTAGGTCGTATGGAGTGCCATCGTCATTAGCGACTGTGATGTCCCAATATGTGTCTTGACCATATAGTAGTTCTTCTGCGAGAACTTGGTCTTGGAATCCGCCTACTTGTGATATCGAATTTTTCGTGAATCTAGCCATTTTGCGCTTTCTTTAATATAGGCGCAAGTGTAGATTCGGTGATGTTGTAATCATTGATTCGATACCACAAGTGCGCTCGTTAGGTGTCTGTATATTTATCTGTTGGTGTTAGATTATGTCACTATAATAGCAAAATTACCAGATACTGATGAGCCACTAGAATCAGTTGCTGTAACTGTATATGTTGAAATATTTGGTATTAATCCAATAGTTCCACTATACGCAACAAGTACCAAATAATCTTTTGTGCCAGTCACCCCATACCAAAGAGACCACGGTGATGCTTTTAAATCTTTCCAAATTTGTCCATCCATTGAGTAAGCTGTTCCGCGTTCTGCTGTTCGTACCCCGGCCCCAATAGCAATAAACATTCCATTAATAAACGACACTGATTCCCAAGGTGAAATAGTTGGTAAATTATTATATATTGTCCAAATATCACCATCTTTTGAAACAGCAGATTTTTTAGTAAAACTACCTGTGTCACTACCTGCAACACATACAAAAACACCATTACCGTATGCAATACTTCTCCATTGGGCAACTTCAGGAATCTTTCTTGCTGTCCAAGTTAAACCCATATCATTAGAAATAGCAACATTATTAGACCCAGCCGTATATTGAGTAGAATGTCCAACAGCAACAAATAACCCATTTCCATAGGCCACTCTCCAAGTATCACTAGTTGGCATAGTAGATAATGACCAATTTATGCCATCAGTAGATCTAGCACTATAATTGTTCTCATTAACAGCAACAAATACTCCATCTCCATATGAAATTGAAAAACTCTCGTTTATGCCAGTTGTTGCCTGTGTCCAAGATATGCCATTTGAAGAATAAGCGCACGTGCCGCTACGATTAATTGCCACAAATATATTATTGCCAAAGGCAATACAACTATAACCGCCGCCTTGTGGTAATTGCCCGCCTCTAGTCCACGTTTTGCCATCTGATGAATATACAGACCTACCATTTTCAGAAACTGAAACTAATATATTGTTACCACTAGTGACTATAGTAGTTGCTGATTCTGGCATATAACTAGAATAATCCCAAGTTTGATTAGTTGCTGTATTTGTAATTCCAGAAATCGAACCATTAATACTGCTCATAGTTAATGAAGGCACTAATGATGATGAGCTATATGTATATGGTGATTTCCCTCCAGAGACTAATGCTGGTAAAATATATGTATTAGTTTTCTTTGTAATATTAAAAATACCACCATTTAGCATACTAATACTCAATGGCACATCTGTTATGGTTATATTGATATCTACTGAGCCAACTCTACCTTCTGTATCAGTAGCAGTAATAGTATATGTTTTTTTACTCATATTCACCGTAGGTGTGCCAGAAATAATAGATGTAGTTTGATTAAATGTTAAACCTGTTGGCAACGAAGGACTTATAGTATATGATTTAAATCTATTAGTGCCGCCGGAAGCTGACACTACAAATAAATTATCAGTTTTCACTGATGAATATAGAGTTATATTTGGAGTCATAGTAACTACTGTTACTGGTTCTCTAATTACTATAATTTTATTATTAGTTACGCTAGTTTTTTTATCATCTATTACAGTTATAGAATATGTTTTTGTTGTAGACTCTATAGTTGTTATTTTATTAACTGGTAATTTTTGTAATACCCCAACTTCAGAAACAATTACAAATACTCCACCACCATAAGCAATCTCAGACCACCATTTATGGGCATTTGTGTATTCGATAGACCAGTTGCTACCATTAGAACTACGAGCTAAATAATTATCACCACCAAATCCATAATCAGTAGCAATAAATGTGCCTTCTCCATACGAGATTGACGACCAATTTACGGTAGTGCGTATACCGGAGCCAATATTCCAAGTTATACCATCAGAAGAATAACACGTAGATGATACACCAACTGTAGTTTTTCTTTTTGATACAATCACGAACACCCCATTACCATATGTAATAGATGACCATCTAGATTGTAATGGTAGTGTTTTCTTTTCCCAAGAAATGCCATCTTTTGAGATAGCATATGTTGTTGTGCCTCCATCGCCAATGTCGCCATCGGAAATAGCAACAAATTTATCTTTACCCCATACAACAGATGACCAACTATGATATCCATCAGTAGTTGGTAATGATGTGCCCACCCAAGTTATACCATCTTTAGAAATACTAGCAGAAGAATCACCAGAAGCACTTGATATTACAACAAAAATGCCATTGCCATATGCCGTTGGACCAGTTATAGATGCCCCATTTACTGAGTTATACCATGTTACCCCATCATATGAATATTGTGAATCACCAAGTGTAAACTTACCAGCTCCATACATTAACTTACCGACACCGCTAATTAAATCAACTCTGGTCCACGTTTTTGAAAAATCTTTAGAATAACTAATAAAACTACTTACTCCATCCCAACCTTTAGCTACCCAAACTCCATTACCATATACAACAGATGTATATCCACCACCGATACCGAACACACTATTATTAATAATATTACTATTAACCGTAGTGCTTAGGGATGTATTGATTGTAGTAGGAGTGCCACTAATATTACCAGTAGCTGTATCGAATGTAACTCCACTTATTACTGGAGAAAGTGAATATTTGTATGGAATAACTCCACCAGAGGCTTTAGAAATATTAGTCGATGAAATCAATTCCCCCTTTGTGTAATATAAATTACTAGAAGCGGTATTTAATACCAATGTCTCAATGTAAACTTCTATACTGAACTGAGCAGAAATTTGTGTTCCTACACCGTCAGTAACTAGTATTGTATAATTAGTAGCAATTGATGAGTCTAGAGCAGTACCAGATATACTACCAGTATTGGAATTTAATAATATTCCATTAGGTAGAGCTGGCGATATTGAATATGTCAATGTGCCTTCACCTCCAGTAGCAGTTATAGGATAAGACGTAGCAAGAATCTCACCATACAGAAATTTATATGATGGTTTGTTAACAATAACTGTTATAGGAATAGGTGTTACAGTCAAATTAATTGTCGTCGAGCTAATTGTTAATAATGAGTCTCTTACTATTATTGTATAATCACTAGGATAATTAGCAGATGTTGGAGTTCCACTTACTATTGCTGTCGCAGCATTCATTGTGATGCCAGTAGGTAGATTAGGAGTAACACTATAAGTTAATGGTGGATATCCACCATTAACTTCAACGAATGATCTAGCAGTCATAGCTGTGTTTTTTACTATGGTAACAATAGGCTCTTTAGCAGCTAAGGTCAACTCAATTCTATCAATAGCTATTGAAATATTATCTGTAGCAGTTTCAGTTAATGTACCATTGGTATACGAAACAGTTATAGCATAATTCTTTGCTAATTGAACAGCTGATGGTGTTCCGGAAATAGTGCCATTAGAACTATTGAATGTAAGACCTGGTGGTAAATCTGGCGAAATTGTATAAATTGGGTTCATAATATTAAATTACTGAAAAGGTTGATGTTACTGTTGGTTTCGTTAAGCCATATACTCTAATAGTATAGGAATATCCAAGTCCAGAAACAGTTGCTCCGTTAGGGCTATTAGTAGTTGATAAAGTTATGGAGAATGTTCTGCTTGTATTAGCTGTTTCGAAATAAACAGTTTGATATGTGCCACCCCAATTAGAACCCCATAAAATTTTAAAATATTCATTTGCTGATGATGATTTAATAGTAAAACTAACTATACCGGTCCCACCAGTATTTACGCTCCCGTTAACTTGTGTATACTTAGTCATATTACCATCATATACGTGAACTGTATATTTCTTTTCAGCTGACTTTACTGGAACTGAATCAGTAACAGACACAGTATATTCAGTTATGCCAGTAGCAGTAGGAGTTCCAGATAATATTCCATTCAAATAAGTCAATCCAGAAGTTGGCGCTGGGGAAATTGAATACGTATATGGCTTTTGTCCATAATATGCGTCGGTTAAATGTAGAGGATCTGCTGCTACGCCTTTATTTAAGTAGAATAATGTAACTGATTCGAAATCAACATATAATGGTCTAATAGTTACATTAATGTCTATATCAGTGGTAACTGTATTATTATAGATATCTTTAGAAGTGATATAGTATTTTGTAACTGGCATAGATGTAGTATTATTTGATGGTGTAGTGATATTGCCAGTGCTAGTATTTAAACTTAAATATGGCGGCAATGTTGGAGATATACTATATACGTATGGTGATTGGCCGCCTGTTGCGTGAACAATACTGACCGTAGCTGCTCTTTCAGTTTCAAATGATACTGATGTTGATGTGCCTGATGTTGGAACAAGTGCGTGTGAATATAACAGAGATGTTGATGTAACAGGGGCAATATTAACAGTGGTACCAGAAGTAAATGAATAATCCTTTGTGATAGCCACAATAGTAGTTGATGATCTAGGATAAGGACAAGTGCCCCAAACTGGCAATGGTAGAGTTTGGGCAGGACTAGTAAAATTAGCTGGAAGAGTTGTAATATTCTTCACACACCAGTTACTTAAATCTTGATTAAATACTTGAGAATTATCAAACATAGTATTCATTGTTAGAGCACTATCTGTAGACCATTGACTTAATGGCTGGTTAAATAGCTGCGTCTGGGCAAACATACTATCAAAATATTTTACTTTACCTACATCCCAGTCATTTAATGATTGATTAAATTTTATTGCTCCATAGAACATAGATGTCATATCGGTACATTCACTGGTATCTGGTATATCGGCTCCAAATGATGTTAGTTCTATACTGCGTCTAAACATAGATCGCATATCATAGAAACGTTGATTGCCCCATTGTATAACTCTACGTAATCTAGTATCATCATAGCCACTTGTTGGTATAAATGCTTTAATATAACCAGTAGAAGATTTAATCTTTATTTGATAAGAACCTGTCGCTACATATGTATGAGTGGCAATAGATGCCGCATTGTTTGTAGTAGTAATAGTTGCTACAGCAGAACTATCACCCCAATCAACAGAAACTGTACCAGATGATTTAGATGATAGGCTAATTGATAAGCTATCGTTTGTTATATCAGTTGTAACTTCAATGATATATGGTGTTCTATTTGTTGGTGACCATGGAGTTTCTACTACTACTTTTAATAAACCCCACGAGATATTTAATACATCCATATCAATAGTCATCTCGAACGATACATTACTATCGCCACTTAGAATCTTAGATGAGAATAGTCTGCCTAATTTATTCTTAGACCAGTCCAATGAATCCGGCTTAACACTCATAGAGTGATAAATTACTGTAGTTGGTATAGTTACTTGTTTACCGGTAGTTACGCTAAATGTATCCGCTACTATCATTGAGTTTGATAATGCGTCACGCTGATGAACTTTAACATAGTTACCATCATTAGTAATAAGTGGATTACGTGGCCACGTTGGATTACTAGCATCTGATGCGGTGTATCTGATTAACTGAGTTCGGGTTGATGCTACAGTAGCAGATGTAGAAAAGATATTGCCATAGTAGTATAGATAGCCATCGTATTTGCCTGGCGTAGTGTCACCTGAACTATATTGCCCAATCACTGAACCATTACCGTCGCTCACGGATACTGACTGACCAAATTTATAACCAGTAGTGGTGCTAGATTCATTAACTGTCGTAATTAGATTCCAATAACCCTTTAATACGCCAGATCCATTAGTTGTAAGAGCAATAGCTGCTCCTCCAAGTGTAGCTGCCACCTGAAATGTTGTTGCTGTTGGGTTAATGACATAATATATAGTATCTTTAGTGATACCAGTTGTGGTTGTGATTGATTTAAATGTGATTTGTTTACCTGACTTTAACCCGTGATTTGTTAATGTTACTAGGTCTCCAGTATCTGTAAATGTCACTGGTAAATCAGAAATACGAGTATACGCGCATACTCTACCATTGTTTGTTGCTACTGCTCCACCAGCGGCAGAGAAAGAAATAAGAAGTTTATCCCCAGCTCCATTCAAATCTCCATCCATGGTATCTGAATAATCAGTTGGAAGTGGTATCGTATATTCTATACTGTATTCTCCACCACCGGCTTGACAAACATAAACAGATGCGCCATTAGTAGTTAGAGCCAAAAATCTGGTGCCATCATAACTAGGAACGATCTTCTTAGCGCCGACTAAATTTACAATATATGGAACACTACCTGGTCCGAACTCATCTGTGCTGCTTAAACTACCCTGCGTATTGATTACTGGCATTACTTATTTCTTTCGTTGATTGATTAGGTAACCAACAACTGCCAGTTACCATCTCTTTATTTATAGATAGCTTTACTACCGATTACGGTATACTTTACTGGCGACTTCACTGTCATCATTACAGTAAATGAATATGATACAATACTGTTAGCGCTACCAGCTAAATCACTGCCACCTAACATCTTAACTGTTTGAGTTACACCATCGATAGTCATACTAGTGATTGTTTGTGGCGTAGGCCCATTAGTGATCATAGCAGTTGCGGTAATTGATTCACCAGCATTCATCATACTGGCCATAGTAGCAGTCGAACTACCACGTAAGTTGATAGAGAAACCAGTAGTAGCATTTGCTGAGTTATAAACAATACTGTTTGTTAGTAGGTCAATGTTAACAGTTGAAGTAGAAGGTAAGGTAATCAAACCAACAACTTCTTTAGCAAACTTGAATGAGTTCAGCGATACAGTTGTGCCAACTACTGAGATGTTATTACCATCACCACTTAAACTAGGAGCAGGCACAGCAGCAAACGCACCATTACCATACAATATTTGACTAGCGTTACCATTTAAGTTTAGTGTAGCAATATTACCTACTGGTAACGCAGCCCAACCATCACCACGTAAGAACTGAGCAGTATTACCACTCAAGTTAGGAACGTTACTAGAACTACCGCTACTGATAGTTACCCAACCGCCATTACCAGCTAACGCAGTTTGACCATTGCCGTTGAAGTTTGTAGCGACAATATTACCTAGACCCAAACTGGTCTTTAGGGCGGTAGTTGTCGGTGTGTTAAGAGTAATATTACCAGTATCAGTGATACCACCAACAGGTGTTGATAGGGAGAATCCTAGACCACTGCCATTAGCGCCTACAGAAGTAACTGTGCCACCGCCACCTGGTGTTGCCCAAGTGCCATCACCACGTAAGAACTGAGTAGTCGATCCGTTTAAGTTAGGAGCATTAGAACCACTGCCGGTGATTGTTTGCCAAGTGCCATCTGCTCGTAAGAAGTTAGTTGTTGAACCAGTAGCATTGATTGTAGCGATATTGCCTAGACCGATGTTGTCTCTCATCACTGCGGCTGATGGGCCAGCTAGGGTAAGGTTACCAGTTGTTGTTACTGTGCCACTTAATGAGAATCCTAATACTGAGCCGGTACCACCAACTGATGTTACTGTGCCGCTGCCACTACCACCGCTGCCACTAGGAGCAACCCAAGTGCCATCACCACGCAAGAACTGAGTAGTGGAACTATTGAAGTTAATATTAGCAACGTTACCAATAGATAGGCTACTACGCAAACTTGCGGCATTAGGTGTAGCAAGGGTAATGGTACCAGTAGATGTAATTGGACCACCACTTAATGAGAAGCCTAATCCGCTACCACCAGTTGCTACGTTAGTAACACCAGATGAACCACCAGTTGGTGTTGTCCAGTGTGTAGTGCCGTTGCCATAAGTTGTTAGCACTTGACCGTTTGAGCCGCCTGCTAGATATAACTTACCATCAGGAACAGTTAAGTTACCAGTGATTGTAAGATTAGCAGTGTGTAAGCCTGTTACTACTGTTTCATCTGCGTTGGTGTTAGCTACGGTGTGAAATAGGCCGTTGATTAGTTGAATTGACATTTATTTTCCTTATAGAACGATCCAGCCCTTGTTTTGAGCGATTGTTGGTGTTGAGCCAGTCTTGCTAAACGTAGAGGCAGTGATTGTTGTTGAACCGTATGCGATAGCTGTGCCGTTTGTAGTTAATGCTAGTGCTGTGCCGCCACTAGTAGTAGAAACTTGGAAAGTATTTGTAGTTGGGTTAATCACATAATACTGAGTAGCTGCTGTGATACCCGTTGTAGTATTAACAACAGAGAACGTGATAGGTTGCTTAGCGGTATAACCGTGATTAGCAAGCGTAACAGTATCACCCGTATCTTGTAGAGTAACTAGTTTACCAGCAATATATCCTGTGCCATCAGTTGTTAATGCTAGTGCTGTGCCGCCACTAGTAGTAGAAACTTGGAATGTATTAGCGGTAGAGTTAACCACATAGTAGTTAGTATTGACTGCGATACCAGTAGTTGTTGTGATAACTGAGAACTTAATAATCTTACCGTTTACTAGACCGTGATTAGCCAGCGTAATAGTATCACCAGTGTCTTGGAATGTTACGGCGGTACCAATATCTGGTAGGTTAGTATAGACGGAGTTTAACTGCGTTAATGTTAATAATGCTGGTGACACGTCGAATGAATATCTAAACGATTGCGCAGAGATTTTCTTTAGGGACGAGCAGTTGTAGAACATCTGGGCGAAGATAGTTCCTGCTGCGGTATTCAATAGGGGAATAGTTTGTAGGGACGAGCAGAAGGAGAACATCTGGGTGAAGTTAGTTCCCAATCCAGTATTTAATAACGGAATAGTTTGTAGGGACGAGCAGTTGTAGAACATCTGGGTGAAGTTAGTTCCTGCTGCGGTATTCAATAGGGGGATAGTTTGTAGGGACGAGCAGTAGGAGAACATCGAGCCGAAGTTAGTTCCTGCTGCGGTATTCAATAGGGGGATAGTTTGTAGGGACGAGCAGTTGTAGAACATCTGGGCGAAGATAGTTCCTGCTGCGGTATTCAATAGGGGGATAGTTTGTAGGGACGAGCAGTTGTAGAACATCTGGTCGAAGTTAGTTCCCAATCCAGTATTTAATAACGGAATAGTTTGTAGGGACGAGCAGAAGGAGAACATCTGGGTGAAGTTAGTTCCTGCTGCGGTATTCAATAGGGGGATAGTTTGTAGGGACGAGCAGTCGTAGAACATCTGGGCGAAGATAGTTCCCAATCCAGTATTTAATAACGGAATAGTTTGTAGGGACGAGCAGTTGTAGAACATCTGGGTGAAGTTAGTTCCCAATCCAGTATTTAATAACGGAATAGTTTGTAGGGACGAGCAGTTGTAGAACATCTGGTCGAAGTTAGTTCCACTATCTGTATAATGACTAACGATATTTGATAGTTTGTAACAATTTTGATAGCAGGATGTCCAGTTAGTAACATCGTTCTTTAAGATAGTTGATTGCTCTAATCTACGCGCCTGAATTTGACCAACTGTAGTAAACGAAGTGGTATTCTGTCCCGCATAGGCAATATCTAACCAGCCACTACTATATAAGGTAGCCGGACCAGCAGAATGTCTTACACCTAAACTAAATGTCAAGAAGTTACCACTAACTGGAGTAACACTAACAATAGCTTGTTTATATCCACTAGTAGTTAAACTACCATTCAGAGCAGTATTAGTGAAATCATAGATATGCTGCGCTTGAACGCCGCTGTCAACTAAATCAACGGTACCATCGCCCCAATCTACGCGGTATTGTCCAACACTAGTAGTAGCTGTTAGTGCTACCCAGTTGCCATCTTCTTCTACCGCGTGTAAGCCAGCAAATCTCTGGTCGGTATCCGTTAAGGTTGGTAAGGTTAGCCATTCTGTATTACGTGACCATGGAGCATAGTTCTGGCCGCCACCACCACTACCACCAACACTAACAGCAGTGCCACCACTAGTAGCGCCATCACCAACATATAGTTTCTTAGTATCAGTTACATAAAGTAATTCACCAGCTGCTGGCACGATTGTTGTTCTGTCGGCTTCTAAGCCTCTGCGTAATTGTAAACTCATTTATTTTCCTTATTCTACCAAGATACCACCAACGGTAACGCCATCACCAATATAAATCTTTTTTGTATCAGTGATATAAATTAATTCGCCTTCAGCAAATACTACTGTTAATCTTTCGGCTTCTGTGCCTCGTCTAAATTGAAGTGCCATATATTTAACCCTTAAACAATAGTGCCCATATCAAGTGTAAATCCAGCTGATTGAGTAAATGTGCCAAAGTCTAAATTGCCGCCGCCAGATGTTGGTGTTACCCAAGCACCGTTACCCGCTAGCACTTGACTGCCGTTGCCAGATAAATTAACAGCGCCAATATTACCAGCAGGCACACTAATATTTGCCCAAGTGCCATTACCACGTAACCAAGTAGCCGAATTACCATTCAAATTGATCGCACTAATATTGCCACTAGCAGCCACACCCCAACTACCATCGCCCAACAACACGTTAGCAACGTTACCATCAAGATCAACCGAGCTGATATTACCGATGTTAGCAATATTACTATACTCAACAAGATTAGCAACTGCCGCCACATTACTGCTCTCAGCAAAAGTTGCCACAGCGATATTACCAACCACATTAGCAGCCACAATACCAAACATACCGTAACCATTGCCACTAACGGCATTAGCTTCAACTACATCAACAGTCAACACACCATCAGGCGCAGTCAACATTTCTACGCCGTCTACTGCCAGTGTGCCACTAGCACCACCAACACTCAACGTAGTATCACCAAGAACAATAGAGTTGTTACTCAAGTAAAGATCACGCCATCTACGCTCTGGATTACCCAAGTCATACGCGATATTACTAGCTGGTATAATAGGACCGTTTACTTCCATACCCACACTATCAACCGTAATCAGGGTAACATCATCAATGATAACTTCTACGTTACCGCGATTGTATGTTTGAATACTAGTTGTGTTATTACTAATGAATGAACCACCAGGTAGTCCAGTTAAATTAGCGCCATCACCAGTGAATGAAGTTGCCGTAATATTACCAGCAGTAACTTCTTGTAGAGTGACGTTACCAGCTAACTCGTTACTAGCAATAGCAATAGTCTGCGGTAAGATATCAAATTGTGAATCAGCGGGTGTCCATACTGTTCGTGTTAGAGTATTACCAACTAACTTCCAGTCGTCCTTATCATCAAGAACGCCCATAGTAAAGATAGACATCTTAGTAGCATCGCCACTATAATACGCAAATAACGGATCAGTAAATGAAACGTTGTTAGCAGTTACGTTAGGAGCAGTTAGCTGAAAGCGTGGGATATTTACATAACCAGGAATAGTAGCAAAGTGTAGGTTACCACTACCATCACTTTGGAGCACTTGACCATTACTACCACCACCTACTTTAATAGCAGCAACCGTACCGAATGTTAAATTAGCGCCATCAGTTGTTACACCAGTAACAGCACCTAAATTGCCACTGTTATTGTATTGTAATTGACCATTGCTACCAGCTACGTTAGCTGTGCCGCCGCCACTGCCACCAGTTCCCCAAGTGCCATCACCACGCAAGACATTGCCTACGTTACCATCTAAGTTAAGAACAGCGATGTTACCAACAGCAGCACCGCCAGTAGTTCCCTCGATATAGAACTCTGCGGTGATTTGATCTGTGGTCATATCAAGATTGAATGTGCTCATTTATTTTGTTCCTTTACTTATTGCCGTAGCGAATGATTAGACCCATCATTAGTTTACGAACGTTGTCGAAACCTGTTACTGACGATGGATATGTTGCTGTGATTGTGATAACATTAATAAGGGTATTGTTAGCATCAGGAGTAACTAGGGTAGATGGTGTTGGTGTAGCCCCGGCTGGCACTTTAAGAATACCAGTGCCGCCACTCTCTACGATGTTAACTACTTCTAAACCAGCGACTGTTCTAGCCGATACTTGTTTAGTGAAATCACTAACTGAGCTTAATTCTCCACTACCATCATAGGTAAAGTTAGCGCTCATAATCTCGGATGTAACATCGAATGTCCAACCGGTTAGGTTAATAGCAACTGGTGGAGTTGAGTTGTCTTTGATTGTAAATGGGATTACATATTGCTCACCGATGCGGGTTTCTAAGAAATCAATCTTGTCTCCACCCTGTAACCACTTACCGAAATCGCTTAATTTTAACGACATATTGTTCCTTATAGTAAATATTTATCTTTATTTCTTGTACTCAGTTGCGGTGATGACTGCGCCGCCGCACTTGATTACATACGGACTAGTAGATGATTTAATATTACCAATTACTAGATAATAACTCAACTCATCACCTTTCTTGTAGTCAGTATCAATGATTGTTGATGCGACTGTTTGTCCGTTAAGTAATTGTCCTTCTACTGATGCTGGTGTTCCTACAGTAGACAAGTTAGCTAAACTGCCACGATACCATAGGCGTTTCATCGTGTAAGTTTCTGCTGGGTTACCGCTGTATTTCATTGTGAAATCAATAGTAGAATCACTGCTGCGAAGAATGATGTTATCGCCACCAATAACAAAGCAACTACTTACACCAACCCAGTCAACTGAATAGAAATTACGGTCATAGTAATTGTTAGTAGTCAAATAATCAACGTTAACTTGTGACCATGTTAAGCCAGCATCACTGCTTGTAATGATTGTGCCGCTGTCGCCAACTGCTACCCACTTGCCATTTCCATATTTAACACCACGTAGAGCGGATGTAATAGTATTACCATCAGTGCCGGTAACTTCAAGCATAGTCCAGCTATCACCGTTGTCAGCACTTCTCAGCAATGTGCCTTTCTCGCCAACAGCAATCCATACATCACTATTACCATTAGTGCCGTTATCACCACCAACAGCATATAGGTGATTAGCTAGTGGGTTACCATCTAAATCGGTAGTTGTCGCACTAGACCATGAACCCATAGGGTAACCGTTGTATGTAGGGTTAGTTTGAGAGCCGTAAGTATGAGCGCGAACTGATTTCAAGATAGTGCCATTACCGCCAACAACTAGAGTAGTGTATTGATTGCCAGTGCCTAATTTATTACTGTAAACATCATACAAGTTCTTTAACACACCACTTGATTCTAGTTTCCAGTATGTTGAACTAGGAATCTGAACTGGCACACTATCGCTACCGTTGTAATAGAAGTATATCAGGCCGTTGTCACCAACAGCTATAGCCGTCTTTTTGTAACCAACTGATGTCGATGTAGCTCCACCAGCAATTGCGATGCCATTGAACGATCCAATAACTCTTCCACTGGTATCACCAACTAAGTTAGTGTTATAAGTGATTGGCATTACTACGCTACCAGTATAATTTCTATTACCAGCTCCAGCAAAGAAGTTAGGGTCACTTGTTCCTGGTGTTACTGTAACACCATCGCGTAATTGCCATGGTCCAACTGCGTATGTAGCGTGACCTTCACCAGCTCCATATGTATACGACAACGAAATACCATCAGCAATAGTCTTTGATGTCGGTGTTGCGTGTTGTGACCATGTCATACCGCCATCTGTTGATACCAGATCAGTATTAAGACCAATAGCGTGAATTCTATCTGTAGCGGCAGTAGCAGATGAACTGTAATTGTGCTTGATAGAGAAGATTTTCTTATCCCATACTTTACTTGACACTGATTTCCATACTTCGATACAGTTATAGATACTAATTCTGTTATTGCCTGTAAGAGCCGCGTCATCAGCATATACGGAAGCGCTGAAACTGATGCGAATACTACCAGGGTTAGCTACTGGACTTACATATACACCACCACTTGGCATAATACCACGAGTATTGTCGGGCCAAGCTTGACCTGTTAAGAGCGGAACAACAACCATATCTGGCGGTTCAGTCTTAGCACCAGTATCACCAGTGAATGAGCCACTTGGTGCCCATGAAATCAAAACACTATCGCTGAACTCAGACTTACGAGTAGCGCCAATAGCGCGAACACGCCAATACCAAGTGCCTGTTTCTAAGCCACTAACTGTAATAACTTCTTCTTGTGATACGCCATACTGTGGCTTCGAACTGTTATATTGAGTGTCCCATAGCTTGAAGTTGTTATCTGTAACAGCGTCAGTTGGACCATACCAGAACTCCATAGCCATAGTAACACCAGTTGCTGGTGTAGTTGCTTTAACTTGGAATGTAGGCACATTGTCAGCTGGTTTGATGAATAACGGATCAATTGTAGGCACAGCTGGCTTACCAAGAATACCTGGGTCAATCATATAGTTGTTGTCAGGCACCGCGTAATCTTCGATAGTCCAGTTATCGTATACTTGTTCGCTATACTCGCTTAACTGGAGTTTACACATCAATACGCCACTATCATCACGCTGCTCTTGAATTTGAACAACGCGGAATGGCTTACCAGTCCAAGATAGACCGCTATACACTTTAGCGTTTGTTAATGTTGGCACTGCGATTTCACTGCCGCTATATTTGAATGAACCAAGTCCGATATCAGTAATGATGTGAGCGCCGTTGTGACTGCTGATATTACTGCCTTCAATCGTGATTGACTGACCAACTGTATATGGATTAACTAGAGTAGAGTTGTATGTAACTGTTACTTTACTACCATCACCAGTGATACCAGTAATGATACTAGGGATACTACCGCCGTGTGGCTCATAAGTTAAGTTGACTACATCACCTGCGTTTACGCCAATAGCAGAATAATCAGTAGTTAAATCAACGATATAGTCAGCACGGCATTGCTCTAGCTTGCGGTTACTCAAATACTGAGCACGAACACTGTCATTAACGAACTGATAACGAATCTGTAGCTTATTTGGTGGCTCATAGAAGTTCTTTAATCTATCGGGTGTCTCAGCATAAGCATAGTCTTGCTTACCACGCATCTTAGCGTTGTAGAATGAAGATTCAACCGCATTAGGCGTAGAATTCAAGTCTAGTGGAGAGATATTGATACCACCAATGATGTTGCTGTTATCTAGACCGAACAACAACGTGTTATTAGCAACAGCATTAGGTGCTTGTAGGAAACTCTTGTTAGCAACTACACTCCACTTACCAGTTGCTTCGTTGAACTGAATGTATGAATCACAACTATCTGCCATAGACATCAAGTTAGTCATAATACTTTGAGATGTATCAACTACACCGTTTAATCTATATCGTGGTTGATTTGCGCCACCACCACCAACTGGTGTATAAGTGATTACTTCGTCAGCGTATGTATCTAAGTCTGTGAATGAGCTAGCATTGATTTGGTCATACGATAGATTAGCACCATATCTGCCATTCAACAAGTAGTCCATCATAGCACTACCTGGCTTGTAACCATCAGTAATGCCGTTTTGATTGTTGTTAATCTCAACTACTAAGTTCTCTAGACCAGTAACTGCGTCTTCACTGCTATAAACAAGTTTAACTACCATAAAGATGGTGTTGCTCATAGTCTGCGAACCACTTACCCAACGAGCGCCAGCTGCGATGTTAGAGTCACCTAATACAGTATATGCTGTGTCAGTTGTGCCGTTGATCGGTATGCCACTACCATTGAAGAAATACATCCACATATTGTCGGCAATCTTAGTATCTACTTGTTCGCTTGATGTGCCTGGGTTACTAGTTAGTGCTGTTACACGACCAGTGCCACTAGTGTAAGTTACTTTCTTCTCGCCGTAGTAGATATCACCAAAAGAAATCACACTTTCACCAGCATCTGGTGCTTCACAAAGTGCTAATACATACCACATTGTTTGGTTATCACTACTAATCTTAGCATCAATGATTGTTGGTGAGATGAACGCTTTGCCGTAGACCATTGGCAGTTTATTAGCTGGATTAGGTGATAAGTTTTGTGGATTGCCCTGTTGAGCAGTAGAACTACCATCACTGCCACCACTACCGCCGCCACTAGGGTCTTTGGGCTTTGGTGCTAGGAGATTACTAACAACCATACTACCTAGCATACGAGCGCCAAGAGCTGGAGCATAGATTGCTAAACCAACTGCCGCAATCGCCGTAACTGGGTTCTTAACAATCGCTTTGACTGTGCCTACAACTGAACTTACTAAACTGCTGAACCAACCCATATTACGCCTTCTTCCCGAAATTGAAAGTAACGCCTGCTAGCGCTACTACATTGTCCATACTTGTATCACCGGGCGAAAACTGTTTCCAGCTTTGACTATTTGTCTTGCGACCACTATACAAGTTCTCTAGCACATACTTAGTAGGACTACAATTGATGACTAAGTTAGTAGTGTTGTCAAGAACTTGAAAATCTTCGCTAGTGTTGTAACTAGTAACAATACCAGTGAATCGGAGATACATATTAGTGAGAACATAGTTATCATCGTAGAAGCCACGCCAAATGCGAATTCTACTGCCTTTAGTATTACGAGAAACAACACGGTGAATCTCATTAGGATCAATGCCCATCAACATAATAGAAGTATCAAAGCCGCTTGCTTTAATATCACGCTGTTGTGTGCCTACTTGAAGTAATCCACCCATATACTCGAATGTGATTGATGTGCCAGCAGAATCTGGTTGACCAGTAGATGTATTAATCTTTACTGTCTCATCCTTGTATGTTGAAGAGAAGTAATAGGTAACTGGAGTATACGAACTTGCTGCTGTATTGTAGACATAGGTTGTCCACTCTACGAACTCAGCAGTTTTGATATGCTGATTGACAACTTCTGGGATAGGATATGCGGTCATTTGTTATTAGTTTAATTTGTTAAAGTAAGTCAGTGTATTCAATCAGTTGAAATGAATCACTAAACTCGATTCGGGCATTGTTAGTTAGAACACCACCAGTAGTTATCTGTGCGCCTGGTACCAGTTTATAAGTTGGCATATTGACACAAAGAACACGGAATGATACGGCATTACCAACAATGACAGATTTATTTATAGCGGCATCACCAATGATATTTGGACGATGAGTCTTGACTGTAACTGTTGAGTTTGAACCACGTAGCACTGTTTCAACTACAGTAAATGGATATGGTTTATCAGTTAACTGAATGATATCACCAGGCTTGAATAGGACAGCGTTTGCTGCACTGGCAGGGCCAGTTGTAGTTAGACCACTAAGCACTAGTTCATTGCCGATAAAGCTACTGACATACATCATATTGATATCGTCTTGTGTCATAGCGCCTTGATACGCGAACATCCAGCTCATCTTACTGTTGTTAGAGAATGTAATAGTCTCAGCAGTTCTACGGTCCATATAGTCGAGTGCTTCTAAGAGATCACGATTCAAACTATATGGTAAGCCGTTACTAGATGTGACTTTGAACTTCCAAGTGTTTAGCGTTGGAGTCTCTGCTGTTTTGATTGTTTCGTTGCGAGTAGTTTGAATACCAATCACACGACGACGGTCGAAGTGGAGTTCATTACATTTGTTGATGATTTGTTGTAGCGACATAATATATTAGATAGGTAATTCTCTACGAGCAGACTCAACAATACCAAAGATTTGGCGCTTGTTTGCTTGTAGTAGTTGAGCAACAGACTTAGCATCAAGGGCATTGATGTTGTTTGTTACATAGGTATTGTTATTTACAACCTGACCAGTAGCGCCAGTGTTGGCAGCACCGCCACCACCTAGCTGATTGTTAGGGATGATAGTGCCCGATGACTTAGGCACGAATAGTTCTGGACCATTCTCACCAACAATAGATGGGCGCCCAACTGGTGGTGTGCCGCCTTCTGCGAATCCTAATAAGCCTGCTAGACCACTGAACAAACTTCCGCCACCGCCTGCTCCACCGCGCATCATATTCCATAACTGCATTGCTTGTGCTTTCATCTCAATCTTAATTAGGTCTTTGATAACTGATGTAGCAAAGTCGCTCATTGAGAATTTACCTGTCTCTACGAAACGGTCGATAGCGCTTTCCATACCACGAGTGATAGAGCTGAATGCCTGTCCTGCCATAGTAGAGGCACGAGTAGCGTTTTCATAGTAGCTGTTGAATGCTTGTTCCCAGCCTGTTTTGAAGGCATTAGTTTGTTCTGTTAATTTTTGCTGCTGATCGTATAATGCCTTCGCTGCCACTCGCTGCTGATTAATAATAGCAACAATATTAACACCGGTCTTCAATTGTAATTCTTGCTCAATCTTGTTAAGTCCTTCAAAAGAATTAATATTGCCTAGCCATTTCAAATATTCTTTTTTCTGGTCAATTGACAATCTATTACTATTGTTGATTTCTGTCTGGACCTTGCTGATCTCATCTAAGAATTGTTTACTACGAACTTCGGCATCTGCTCTTTGATCTGTATTCATTGTTAGTTGAATCATTTGATCATTCATCTTTTTGAGGTTTTTAGCAGATTCAACCTGTATGTTAGCGGCTTCGAGCGCGCTTCTAATCTGCGATTGATTCAAGTCGGCAGTTCTCATTCTACCTTCAGTAATATCTTTCTGAGCAGCAGCTTCTTTTGTCATAGCGTAAATAGTCGCTAAGTGAGCCTGTTTATTCTTCTCCTGATAATCAGAATCTTTACTATTGAAATCTTGTTTGGCAGCTGCGATATCTGCTAGCAACTTCTTCTCAATCTCATATTGAGCCTGAGTAATTTGAGCATTAAGTTGGCTTTGATTTCTAGCCTGAATCACTAAATTAAATGATTCTTCAAGGGCTTGAGTATTGCGCTTGTATTCTAAGCCAATCTTCATTACTTCATCACGCTGTTGCTTTAGTTTAGCATTTAATTCAGCAGTCTTAACGGCATTACCAGCAGTGACTACGCCTTGCTTCTCTGTTTCAGTATTGACCGCTACTTGGTCATCTTTCATTAGACCGAGAGCAGCGGCACCAGCAGTGATGGCAGCAACTACAAGTGCGCCTACTCTGACCCATGGGTTCAGTGATACCGCTGTGTTAAATGCTACTTGAGCAACAGTAATAGTCATAAGAGCAGTTCTCATAACTGCCATATAACCAACGGTAGCTGCTACAGCGACTGCTAATACTTTGAATGATGTGGTAATAGCATCGGTGCTTACTTTTGCTTCGCCTAATATCTTAAAGATTGGACCGAACGCCTCAGCAAATGCCATCTTAACTTGCTTCAGTATCTTTGCCATACTATCATAAGCAGCGCCAGCATCATCAATAGCCGCAGCATATTTCTCTGATTCCGCAGCATTTGCTTTAATTTCTTGTGCTAATTTAGAGAAGTCAACACCAGTAGCAGCTTTACCAAACATCTTGAATGCTAGAGTATTGCGCTCAGTAACACTCTCCATCTCGCCTAAGTTGGTAATTACCTGTTCACGAATAGCGCTCTCGCTCATTGAGCCTAGATCACTAATCTTGATGCCGAGTTCTTCAAAGTTCTTTAGTGTCTTTAGGTTACCGTCATTGAGTTCACTAATGCTATCATTAATGCCCTTAAAGATTTTGACTGCGTTATCACCTTTACCACCAACAGCGCTCAATGCGCCGCTTAGGGCAATGACTTCTGCTGTCGTAGCATTAAATGATGCTGCGGTATCTGTAATCTCATCAGCGAATGCTGCTACTACACCTACCATACCAGTGAAGGCAGCACTAACCATCTTGCCTAAGTTAGCAATATTAGTTAGTGCTTCGTCTGTTTCTACTACTAATTTGTAGACATCGGTTGTTGTTGCCATTACGCTCTACCGCCCTTCATAATTCTTGCTACTGTGCGCTGAATATACTCCAGCGTTGGTTGACTCATACCATCTGGCGCTTGTTTAGAATAGCCTTCATCTAATCTACCAGCATACGGGTAGTTAGCCACAATGCTGTCCTTTATTAACCCAGTATTGCGACGAGCGTTACCACTCTTAATAGGAGTAGGAGCGCCATATTTAAAGAATTCTGTTGCTTTTTGTGGCAACTTCTTTAATTCATTCTCAACCTTCTTTGATTGAAGGGCGATGTCTTTTCTAACGGGTTGTAGGGTAAATTTAAGCATATTCTTATTGTTTTGCGCGTTTCATAATATCAAGTAGCTCACCAGTAGTAAAGTCTTGCGGCTTACCATCTGCTTTGCGTTGCTGATAGTCTCTATAACTGTAGGCAGCGTCCATTACATAAAGGTCTAGTGTGTTAGCTGTTGCTAGAACTTCACTAGGTAATTTACCATAACGATGAGCAATATTGTCTAGTGTCATAATCATAGCAAGTTCTCTACTACCTTCTTGAATGGAGCCGCCTGTTAGTTTCCCAACAGGCCAGTTACTTTATATATTGCTCTCATCAGCACTTTTGTTGGTAACATAGAATCTGTTGTGAGTAATTTATTGCCAGATTCGTCAAGAATAAGGTCTTTGACGATTTCGATTGCGTTTGCTTGGGATGCTTCTGTTTGTTGAGCCAATTTCATAAAAACTTCTAGTGGCTGACGATCCCAAGTGTGGAATGTGATTGCTTCCCCGTATTCTGCGACTGTTGATTCGTCGTCTAGGGTTACTTCGATTAATTGTGGCTTAGATGCCAATGTTGATAATTTCATTTGTTTTCTTTCTGTGATTTGTTTCTACTCTCTCTAAGTGAGTTAAGTAGTGCCAGTCTGAAGCTGGACTTTGCTTTGAGTTGACGGAGAGAATTCTCCATATCAACTAAAATCGCTTTGGCTTTTGCCTCATCAGCTACTAATGATGATAAGATATCATCTTCATCAGTTAGCCATTGTTTCTTTGATTCGCTCATATATTTATTCATTTATTAAAAAGGGGACTACCTTTTGAGTAATCCCCTAATCACGCTTTCACGGTGACTGATTAACCGGTAACAGTAGTTGTCATCGCGCCATCAACTGCGATAGTCAATGGTGTAACCCATACTGGAGCATCTGGTGATGTAGTAGGAGCTAAGGAGCTAATGAAACCCTGACCAACTGTGATACGGTCTGTTGTAGAAGCAGTGTTGCCAGTCCAGAAGATTGTGAATACGACTGGATACTTGTCTGTTGACAATGTAGCAAGACCGATCTTAGCAGCGGTACCAGCTGTCGCGGCACTATCACCGAAATATACTGCGTCATCAATTACGATGTTAGTAGAGATTTCGTTGTCAGCTGGTGTTGATAACTTTCGCGTATCAATATCAGTGAATGTAGTGTAGCTGTAAACACCAGTGCTATTAGTGATGGTCAAATCCTGAATGAACGGGATAGTCAAACCAGTGCTATCAGCAGAGATTGGTGTTGGGGTATCAGCATTGCGTTCACCAACTTTGATGACGATAACTGGTTGTGTGGTTGTGGTGTTGGTAGTAATTCTTGCCATGATTTTTCCTTTATGTAATTACTGAAATTCGATCCGCTTTAATTCGAAGTCGTATGTTCTATATTCTGCTCTATTTAGATAGTCTTGTGTCATAGTGAAGTCACGCTCGTGATAGCCGTCTAAGAGTTCGTTGTCTGCTACCATACCGGTAATGGCATCGATAACAGCATCACGCTTTTTGTCACCTTGGAAGGTAACTACAAAGATTCTCATAGCATCTACACAAGTGTAAATGTGACTACCATCTTGAGTGCCTAATCTATATGGAACACGCTCACTAGTTGATGGGTCATTGATGTAAACGCCGTGTCTGACATTCTTCATATCAGTAGGGAATTCATCAAAGACTTCAACACCACTAACTTTACCCTTAAGGTAAGTAGTGATTTGACTAGATGTGATTAGAGGACGTGCCATTAGAAGTATCTACGACCAGAGTTAAAGTAGTTCTGATCAGCTTTCATATTCTCTTCCAGCTTAGAGATGATACCATCGCTATTAAGGTCATAGAAGTTTGATAGGTTGATTGCTTTGTCCCATTCATCAGCGAATCGCTCACGTGCGTGTTTGTAGTTACGTTCATCAACCTCATTAAGGTTACTGACATCACTAACTAAACTACGATAGAACTCTTCTACTGCTTTGAATGTGTCTAATCGTTTTAAGATTTGACTGTCTTTCAGTAACTTAGAGGGATCAAAAGCTGTGACCATCTTTCCCTCTGCTGTGTTCTTGAAATACCAAGCACCAAATGTTTGCTGAACATACTTAGGCCACCAGCCGAACTCCATCATTTGAAGAAGTTCTCCACTAGCGATCTGAAAATAATCGTCCCAATCTACGCTCAACGAATCAGCTCTACGTTCCGCAGCGGGATCATAGAAGATAATGTCATCAATTGTGGCATTAGAGATACGTTGGTAAGTTAAGCTCATTTATTTTCTTTCTTTCTTGAATATAGGTCATACGACGAGGAGAATATTGCTACTCTCCTCTTATCGATTCTTAGGCTGTGATTTCGATATTAACCGCCATACCGCGACGACCGTCAGCTACGCCACTACCGAAGAAGCCTAGACCTGTTACCCAAGTTTGTAGACCACCAGGCTTCTCACCCATCTTGATCTCTAGACCGGATTTGATAACTGTGTAAACACTGTTGTCACCGAAAGCAGCGCCAACGCGAACTGTCTCAGCAGAACCACCAGCGATAGCACGGCTAGCTGTAGGCAAGAAACGAGTGAACATTACGCGGCAGCCATACAAGTTCTGGATGTTACCGTTTTGTAGCAATTCGTTACCCAAATTACTGATGTTGTTGTTAACAGCACCACCAGTCAATTCGCCTAATAGACGTTGCTGAGATACTTGAGTGTCTAGAACAACAACTGGAGTGCCACTTAGACCGGCGTTTTGCCATACTGAACGGATGTTACGAATTGCTTCACTAACAGTAGTAGCAGTGAAACCAGTAGTAGCAGTGCCACCAGTAGCGCCACTTGCGCGGAGTTCGATAGCACCTAGTGCTGATGGACGAGCATAACCGTCTGCTGATGTAGCATAGTTTGTGTTACCTGGAGTTGCTTTGAAGCCCAAGAAGGCAGCAGCAACACGTTGGTCAACTTTCTCAGAGAAAGACTCACCGAGTTCAGCACCGATACTAGAAGCTAGATCGAAAGCTGTAGTTTGAGCCAAGAATGAATCGAATGCTGTAGCAGCAACTGCTGGTGTAGCAGTGATGGTGCTTTGCTCGATTGCTGGAGTTTGCTCATCCGCATCGCCTTGAACTGAACCAGTGGTAGCACTTGGGTCATAATCGGCATATGAAAGTGGAGAAAACTTAGGGATGACATAAGTCTGACCCTGAGAGATGGTAGCAACGCGAGTAGCGTCAACTAAACCTGTAGATGCGTGAACTGCGCGAAGTGCGAAGCCAGCGATAGCGCGCTCAAAGCCGTTACTTTCGCCGTTGGACCCGGATAATACATAAGCCATGATAAATTTCCTTAAAAAATGGCTGAGACGAACATAAAGTCATCTCAAAAGAACTCAATAAATTGAGCAAAAATAAGTTGTTTTGACTTTACAGTGTCACTGAATGTTTAGCTGTAACGGAACTACCGAAGTAATAGATTGAACTATCTGTAATCTATTTATCATAGAAGACTACGAATAATCTTCTACAATCAATGGACTATTTAGTTTGTGCCAAATAAACGACCAGGCGAACTGTTTTGAACAGCTACTCCTACACCCTTCAAGCCATTGTTCTTTGATAAGCCTTTGCGACTTGCCCATTGCTCGAATGCTGCTGGATCTCTAGTATAATCTGGCACGAATTCGCCATCACCTGGGACACCATCGAACATATTGCCTTGTGGACGCAATCCGCTGCCGCCTTGAGGTTGTGGAGCAGCTCGGAGTAGCTTAGGATTAGCACGACCTAGTTCATCAATTAAGTTCTGAACTGTCATTGGTGTGCCACTCTCAGTGTAGCGTTGTTGATTCTTGTTGTTAACAACTAACCATTCACCGTCTTGTTCTTTAAGTGATTTCTTGATTTCATTCATTGTATAATCAGAGAAAGCCGCATCGAACTTATCGCCCATAGCATTGCGAATAGAGATATCTAATTCACGCTCACGCGCTAGTTGTTGTGTTTGCTCAAACTTAGCCTGCATAGCTTGTAGTTGATCTTGTAAGTCTGTAGCAGTGATGCGCTTTTGTTTCTCAGCAGCAGTTTCGCCTTGAGGTTGGGCTTGTTGTGCTGGTTGAGCGCTCTGAGCTTGTGACAATCTTGCTACGGTTGAGATAAGGTCTTCCATACTTTGGAATTCCATACCAGCTGCGTTTGAAGCTGCTTTAAGCATTGATTGCTGTGTTGACTTACGAATAGCAGCTGGGTTGACTGCTTGTTGGTCATTTTGCTGACCTTGTGTGGTTTGTTGAGTAGCACCACTGTCTACTTGGCCTTCGCCGTTGTCGATATAATCTGACATTTTACTTTTCTAGCTTTACGTTGCTAACGAGTTTAGAGAATAGGTAGTATCAATAGCCAATCTACTGATATCTACAAACTCTCAATATATATTTATTAGTATTGCTATTACTTCAATAAATCTAGTGCTAGGTGATAGTGATGGAGGCGATCTTCAATGCCAATCGTACCGCCATTAATTTTTTTAGTCAGCTTAACGAAGTCATTAGCATCACAGCAGTCATTAAGGTTATTCTGATCCCAGAACCACGCCGCTGAGCTAACTGCGCCCGCTGGTGATTCCATATATGACACACATTCATCAACTGATATGCCTAAGTCAGCAGCGAATCTAGTATAGTTGTTCTTACCAGTTAGCTGAATCAGGCCCCTGCCGCAGTATTTGCTACCATCACCACTTGCCTCATCACCATTACCCATACGACCACCATATACTCGATTAGCAATCTTAATAGGTTGGCGCTCATATGGCTTAGCAGCTTCTTCTGTTGGGAAGTATTTCTTAAACGTGGTTGCTAAACCCTTAGCAGAATAGTTTAAGTTTTCCTTAGTTGCTGTAAAACCACCACTTTCGTGCGCTACTTGCGCTAGGAAGCCAGCTAAGCGTTCTGGTGTATTGAGTTCGTAGTATTCGGCTACTTGATTCAACGGTTCCACGTATTCTTGTAGAACTGTCTTCTTCGTCTTAGGGCAAAGCTTCTGGAGTATTTCAATTGTAACTTTCATTTATCGTCCTGTAGATAGATAACCTAAACCCACGGCAATAGCGCCTTCAGTTGTATAACTCTGACCTGTATAGTTGATTAGACCACTGTTCTCAGTAGCATCTTCTTCCATATCTCGTTTGCTATCACCGCCAATTTCACCCGGTTCATCTTCTGGCACTTGATCACCAATGTCACGTGTATAGATTTCACCAGCTTCTTCTTCAATGAACTTAGTAGTTTCTGGGTTGCTACTTGTGATAGCTGCTTCTACATAGTCTCCAACTTCTGTTGGTGGTGCTAGTAACTCTACTAATTGTTTGACAATCATACCTTGAATGATAGGGTTATCGCCTGCTAATGCTTTTGCTTTCTCCATTAGAGCGATTCTATAACCAGTATCACCTTGCTCGTAATCTGTGCCATAGATAATCTCACCAGCCCATCGAACACCCATAAACCTACTAGCGAATGTCCAGATTTGTTCTTCGGCAATCTCCATTAGTCGAGACTTAGCTTTTGCCATACGGTGTAGTTGTTTGCGCTCTTGAATGATAGCAACACCACTTTGAACTTGCTTACTAGATGTAGATAAGCCACCGAATCCAGATAGTGCTTGGAATTGATTAAGCAGGTCTTGCTGCTTTTCAATGATGGTGATTACATCTTGCTGGTCAATAGAAATACTTTCTACTGAGCCTTCTGGACCTTGAATAACACCGCCAGCGAACGCAGGTACTTTCTCAATAGACGGGTCCACACGCAAGATACTACGTGCGAATTGAATTGACGCATACGCTTCGGTTTCAAGTTTGTACACTTCACGCTGAACATCGGTAGCGATATCAATATCAGAGATGCCTAAGTCGAATCTACGCGGGTCACGCTTAGTGAATGCTAAGAATGCTGGGATGCTCATACCGAGTGGGAATGTACCAGTAGCGTGTGGCATAACATCATTCTCGTGGTTCTCATCCTTTTCTACTTCGTAACATTCCCAGTAAGATGGTGTTGATTTTGTGCCTAAGAAGTAGCACTTGAAGTAATAGCAATCAGGTGTTTCACGCTCTAACACTTTGATGTATTCAGGCATCATTACACCACGAACGTTCTTGAGCTCGTAATCCCATACATTAAGTGGTGATACTGGCACTACATACGGTCTAATCATTGTTTCATAACCAGGTTGTGCTTCTGGCATATCAACAAAGCACCAAGCGTGACCAAAGATTGATGTCAGATCACTTAGATTCTCCATTACTCCGCTTAGTGAAGTATTAGTTAAGTCGGCATCTAACTGGAATAACTCACTCCAGTCTTGTGACTCTGGGTTCATTACTCTACCATCAATGGGGTTAGCAAATTGTAGTTGGCGCTTGATACCAGGTTCAAATACTACGTCATTAACAGTATCTACCACATAGCGGCATACTGGCATAGCAGTTGTATGCTTAACGATATCGTTATAGATGTTTTCATCTTCGGATGGACGCTTGAGACGTGATTGGCGCTTGAACGAATCATTAGCTAGATAAGCGAGCTGATAACCATTCATAGTCATTTCGGTAGCTTTATATAAGCCATTTTTGTGTAATAGGGTCTGAACCTTCATCGGTATTCCTTTGTTAAATATTTATCGTTTTCAATACCAAGATACTGCGTTGATCTTGCCACCGCCAGTATTACCAGCGATAATCTCTTCCCACGATGGACCACCTGGGTATAGTGGTGATTCTTTACGGTATTGGTCACCAGGTCGCCCACTCTTACCAGGGTCAGCAACAACGTGACCGATGTGATTACCTTTGGAGTGTGTGATTGGGAATAGGTGATGAATCAAATATCTGGCAGCATCGCCTAAACCGTCGATGTGTGCGTAATCTGATTCCATTGACTTTACCAGCTTCTTACGAGCGGCATCTTCATAGTGATAGCTTGCTAATGCTTCTAGTAATGGTGTTTCTGTTTCAGGCACAGTTAGACCACCACGAGCAATGAATGCGTTACTGCTGTTGTCAGTGTCACTAATAAGCGGGTTACCCTTCTTAGTATTAACAATAGTGAAACCATACTTCTCTAATAGGGTTCTATCAGTAACGCCGAATGCCGACGTAGTGTCTCTATTGACTTGGCTACCACTCATATCGATTACGGCTAAGATATTTCGTTTGTTAAAGTCTGCTCTGATAGCTTGAGCCATCTGTTCTGTGCCGCAGTTCTTGATTGAGTATGCTTTAATAACTTCAATAGTTCCATCAGGCTTACCAGCATTCTTTACTTGGGCGACGACAGCGTTCATAACACGTTTGTTGAAGTCCATACCTACATATAGATCACCACCACGGTCTTTAACTTCACCAATATATTGTTTGTTCCAAGCGTAGAAGAATTGATCCTCTACAGTATCCCAAACGCAAAGATAGTCCTGTGCGAATTTAAGTGGTGATAGTAATCGTCGTTGTTTCTCAATGAACTTCTTGTTACCGCTCTTCATCTGGAGATAGTTGTAGTGTCTGACAATCCACTTAGATGGGTCTAGTTGAGCATCATTGAACAGCTTATACAGTGGGCCAGTGCCGTGTGGTGTAGAGATAACAATCATACGACCTTCACTATCAGGTTGGCCCGGCAAGGGACGCAATCTGTTCGATATTTCTTGAATAGCTTCGGCTGAGAATAGGGATGCCTCATCTAACACTGCTAATGAAATGTTCATACCGCGTAGGTTAAGGCCCTGCTCCGCTGACTTCATTCTGAGATAGTTACCATCAGGGAATTTGATTGTTAGCTCAGATACGTTGAATGCTGATTCAGGCAGATTGAAATATTGCTTACACGATTCTTTGAGTGGGTTCCACATAATCGTCTTAGCCATTGAGAAGGTAGGAGCTAGGTATACCACATCACGGTTCTTGTGAAATCGGACATCACTACAAAAGATTGGTAACGCAATAGATGCTAAGAATGACTTGCCAGCACCAGCGTGAATGATGTCTACACAGTTCTTATCGGTAGTTAGCCAATCTTGTAGAATCTCATACTGTTTGCCATATAAATTCAGATTGGTTGGCGTACCCAAGTGTAACCTCCATGTGATTTAAGTTTACCATTGACACACTTATAAACGTGTTGGTGATAAAATCCAGCATTGTCAATAGCTGTCTTGCCAATCAATGTGATGGTTTCTCCAGTAATTTTATTCGTGCCGATTACGGCTCCCTTGAAGAAACCATTACCCTCTCCTGATATCGAGCGAATCCAATCTTCATTCTTTCTTGACTTGAGTACTTCTTTATACCATAAATCATAATCTCTTCTAATTCCACCGTCTGTGTTATTTTTTAGATTTGTCTGAATAGATACGTTTTCTGGCGAATATGGACCCACATCGTTATGCCTAGCCATACAATATTTGTCTTTCCCATGTCCTCTTAAGTGAAGTTTACCAGACTCTTCCCACACTTTCATCCATGTTTCAAACGTGAATAGAAAAGGAATGTTTCTTTTCTTGGCATTTGACTTATGTTCTCTAAATTTTTTCTTATAATCTATCATTCGTTACTATCTTCCCATTCAGGTAGTACAGCAGGAGCAAAGTTAAACGCTGTTTGTAGTTTTTCACCGCCACTAGTAATATCAGTTTCGCTCTTATCAGCAATAACCTTTTTACCTACCATATCTAGGTAATCTTTAACTAATCTAACATCACCAGTATTAATAGCAATATTGAGTTGTTCTGCGATAATAGTGACGTAATCTTTACCAGTTACTTCTTCAATTCTAGATAAGATTGATTCGGTCGTTACTCTAGTCTTTGAGCCTTTTGGTCTACCAGCGCCTTTTCTTGCGCCGCCTTTACGCCCAGGTCTTGAACTATTCTTTGGGTCTTTATTTTCTGTCATTGTGAATTCCTATTTGTTCTTGTAACCACTGTTGTAGAGTTATTGTTTGGAGGGTTGTTTCAGCACATCTAGCAACGAGGTCGTCGGTGGTGCCTTCATCAGTTCCTGCGGTGGTAGTGGGAATTGCGGGCACTGAACTGGTACCATTGTTGTACACGCTGTGAGCATAAGCACTACGAATGCTGTTGAGATTAGTCTTGTATTCATCGGTGATTCTTTCATTTAAGGCTGCACTTTTAACTTTAATATCGGCCACTACCGCAGCTTGTTTTTGAGCAATAGCTTCGACTTCATCTTTGTACGCGACAAAGTTACGGTGCTCATACATATAGCCGATTACTATACCTACTATAACGGTTGCTAGGGCTGTTTTCATACGAATAGGAATAGTCCGTTAAGCGATAAGAGAATGCCAATGCCAGCTACACCAAAACTTGCCCAGAACATTGTCATACTAACTGCTAGGATACTGGCTGATAGCACTACGATTGCTAGTTGATAAGCTGTTGATGCGTAACCAACCCACGGACTACTCTTCTTTGCTTCTTCACGAGCTGCTTCCATAGCGCGGGCTTCAACTGCGATTTGGAGCTTATCAGCTTCCATACGATGAGCTTCAGCAATAAACTCAGCTTTCAATTTAGGGTCCACAGTCATCTTTGATGCGATTTCGTAATCAACACCACGACTTGCTTTACCTTGGTAGTGCGCCCATTTATTTGATGCGCCTAGTGTGTTGTTTAAGATAGTTGAACTTAACTTACCGCCGTACCAGCTATTGACTGCTAGTAATAACGCGAATATGGAGATTACCATGCCGGCGCGATCTTTAATCTTTGCTTCACGGACTGAACGGCTCTCTGTTGGTGCTTCTTCAGTTTTCTCTTTGCGAGTAACCATATTTAATATCTGATCTAATAATGCCATTACGCTTTCTCCGCAATCTTTTCTTTTGTTCTTCCATAAGCCGCTACACCAATACACGCGCCGAATGCGATATGGAATAAGCCACCGCCCTGAATTGTTAGTGGTTGCCATTGAGTTTGGATTGCTCCGTGACTTAGTGTCTGTAACAAACTCCATAAGATAGGGAATAGGGTAAAGTCACAGATACACATTACCATATATGCCCAGCCCATGGCAGGTCTCCACTTATTGTTGATCCAATCAGTGTTTGTATTCTCGATCAGATTAGTTGATCCTTCATGCATAGCGCCGCCACTGCTCTTAATTAAGTCAGCTTGTACTTCTGCTTGGGTAGTTACTCTGGCAACTGCTGGTGCACTTCCAAATGCGCTACCACTTGGGATCTCTGTAATAGACTTGTCTGCTGCCAACTTAGCCCATGTTTCGTCACATTTAGCAACTGGTTTAATCTCATCACTCTTTTGTGGTAATATCATTTCTTTTTCTTTCTACTTGTTTTGAATGTAGCAGTAATCCGCTTTTCATACGCGCGACTTTCAATCTGAAGGTACTCGATTACTATCATATTAACTAACTGTTCTGTGGGTTCTGCACCGTATATTTCGAGCAGGTGACCAGCGCATATAAAGTACTCATCTACCATTTCAAGTAGGGCTAAGTCGTCGTGACGTTTCATATCGTCAATCGAGTCCTTGAGCATATAAGCCAACTCACCAATAGTAATCTTTTGTTTCATTCTTCAACTGCCTCTATTTCAACTGTGTATCCACGTAGCTGCGAGTTGTATTGGCGCACACTTCTCTCCACAAATCGGCGTGGGCGTAATCCGCGCGTGTTACCATTGTTGACCCAGTAACCGTAGTACACATCGTCTTGAATTGCAAAGCCACTAGCGCCAACATAATCAATATACCAACCGGCACTTAACTCTCCTGTATCAACTGGTGTATTACGCACCAAAACGCGGAGTAAACCACGTGCAAGGGAACGAACAGTAGCCATTGTCGCACGACCACGGTCTTTAGTTACTGTAATTCTTAACATTGATTAAACTTTAACTACTTTATAGTCATCGGGGTTATCAGTTTCGTCCAATCCGTCGTATAATTGCCCAGTTGCTACATGTAGATATTTAGTGCCAGCTTCTGGTACACCAGCTAGTATGTGCTGATTGTCTAGTGTCCACTGCTGTTTGACTGCGGCATATCTGTCACCACCCAAGATTAGTTTTAGCTGAGTGGCACTATCTGTTTCAGTAGGGTTGATATCGTATTGCGAACCCTGAATTCGATCCATGAAACCAACAACCTTGTCAATTTCAATTGGTGTGAGATACGGGCACAGCTCCATAACCATACGGTCAAATGTTTTGATCTGTTGAGTATCGCCTCTGGTGACTATGGTTCTCATTCGCTAGCCTCTCCAGCTTCACCCTCAATGATTAGTGATGAGATTAGTTCTAGGGCAGTTTGAATTCTGTCTTTAGCGTCTTGGGTTGGTGCGTTATCTCTGGCCTCTTCTAAGTCTAGGAATAGTGGTTGTAAACTGATCCACAATATTCCATCTTCTGCTTTTACTATTTTATATCTTTGTGTCATTGTTTATCTTTCGGTTCTGAATATAGTCGATCATAGTGTTCGTTGATATCTCTCATCTGTTTACGGAGAGCTTCTGCTGTTAGTTGATCTTGGGTTTTTATCCAGTCTACTAACTCTTGCGCTCGTGGTGACGCCGGTGATACTGGTTGATCGCTCATAATCTATTTATTAAGCGTTACGTAACATATCAACTAACTCAAAGTTCTTGAAGTCCTTGTAAGCAGTTGGGTGGCAGCGCATAAAGTCGCGCATTAACTGGAGTTCTTTGAAGTCGGCAGTCATCTTTGCGTAATCTCGTTCGCCAACTGATACTTCTAGCATTACTTCTCTAGTAATAGTAGGCTGTAAATACTCTTCTGTGCCAACTGATTGCCAAAAACTAGCTGGTTGTTGGACCATAGTCTTGCGAAATTCATTCGACTTGGTAACTCTGAGTCCGTATTGTTGTTCGATAGTCATTTAAGTAGAGCCTTTCTGCGTTTAAGTTCGAGCTGTGCTTCTCTGTATGTTAGCGGTGTCTCCTCCATAATAGCTTTAACTTCCGCGGAGTGTGCTAGTTGTGATGCGCGCATATTTGATTTATGTTGGGCAGTCTTAGCAACGCCTAGCTTGGCTGCTCTCATCTTAGATTTTTGAGTGTCTGTCTTTGGCACACCACGGAATCTAGCGCTAGATGACTGTCTGCGCTCATCTGTAATAGTTGGCGCGATACCCTGTGTCCAAGTATGGTCTGGTAATGGCTCGCCAGCAAATACTACCTTGCGCTCGATACCAGTATCAGTGTATCTGTACCATCTGGTTGAACCGCGTTTGTCTCTGAAATGTTCGGTGCTCATTTTGTGTTCCTATTAAATGTGCGGCGCACTTTAACTACTACCTGCGGCTTAAACACCGAGCGTGGCTTCGTCTCAATATCGATAATCTTGCCGTGTACAGTGGTACGAATAAAGTAGTTGGCAGTCTCATAGATGAGTTCGTCACGGTAGTATGGTTGATTGGTGATCGGACAGATTTTACTGAAAAAAATTCTGTCGGTCCTGATGTACTTGGCACTTGATAAGCTAATCTTACGCTGAGTATCTGCCTTAAACTTCTCGGCAGTTGTCTTCATCTTAGATAACGCGAACTTATATAAGGTAGCGATATCTAGCTTCAACTTGGTGGGTTTAGCTGCTTTAAATGATTTGTTTGATTGTATAGTCATAGAGTATTTATCAATGATAACACGTAATGTTTATTTGTCAATAGTGCAAGCAAAAGACCCGTAGTCTTTTACACTACAGGTCTAAGATACCATCACATATCATATAATAGAAAAATTAAAAAATGCCAACAACTAAGTTGTTATCAGCACTACTAGTGGGCTTTAATCACTAGTAGATTGACCATTTAAGAGCTTGGTCAAGCGAGAATAAACCATTCTACAGCTAATTTAGCGCGAAGGGTTGGTATCTGCTGTCGTTTAAAGTCTGACTGGACAGTGTACCATAGGAGTACAGAGATATTTATGCTTAAACAGATCAGTTGAATGTAACTACAAGCGCGTAACAAGCACGTAACAAGCACGTACAAGCACGTTCGTTTTTCAACGTGCTTGTTCAAATATTGCGTTTTTGATAGCTCCAGAGCACTTTTTATGTCTAAACAAGCACGTAAGCACGTAAGCACGTTGTTTTCTCAAATCTGGACCAGCTAAAATATTTTTTTTTATTTTTTTTATTTTTGTCTCTTTTTCTAGCAATAAACATGATTGTACGTGCTTACGTGCTTGTTTGAGTGAAATATTGCGGTTTTGATAGCGCCAGAGCACTTTTTGAACAAGCACGTCGAAAAACAGACGGTGTTCACGAGCACATACAACGTGCTTGCTAGACGTAGAAAAGGGGCTCAGAGCCCCTTTTCTTTACTTCAGCGTAGAATTCAGTCGTTTCATAACATCATTGGCAGTTGGTGGTCTGTCTTGCTCCCTATAATCTGGAACAACTGGATCAGAATGGTCATCATCTTCCCAGAAGGCGATGCCAACTGGAATAGCAACATCGTCGATCGGAGCGCCGAAACAGAAGTCATCTTCTTGAATAAGCGGTGTGCCAGTCAGACGGGCACTATTGTATGGAGTGCGACTGACTAATGACCAGTCGAAGTCACGATTCGTCCAGTCTTCTAAGCTCTTCGGACGAACTACTGTAAACTGCTTGGTCTTGTTAACAATACTAGGTGTGATAGTCATATATTGTCTGTCTACGACCACTGACATATTGCTTTGGTCAATGACCGTGCGCAACATATTAGCAATCTTCTTATCGCTATGGTTAGTCTCAAGATGACGAACAAGCTCTTTAATAACAAATAATGGCACAGCTCCGCCTTCTTTAAGGACTGGAACTACTAACTTATCCCATACTTTATCAATGCCCAAGTTCTGCTGGTCTAAGAAGTACTGGTAGTCTTCACCGTGTAGAGCTTTGAGCGTGTAGCTTTCATCAATTTCTGGGTATTTTGCTTGTAGGTGTTTGAACCACTTAGCTACTTCAACTCGGTTGATTAAGAATTCTTTAACGATATTCTCAGCTACATCTTTGCTTTCTTCTACTGTAACTGGCTTATCTGTTTTATAGTGTTTACGAATGCTCTCTAAGAACGTGATATTTGTTCTCATAATAGAGAATCTTCGGTCAACACCACCTTCTTTGCCACCAGGTGTTAATCTGAATGGTAGCTCCTGAGCGAACCAAGCACTGCTATGTGTCTTCTCAGCTTCGTATTGGTCTTTACCCTTCTCTTCGAACACCATAGTCTCAGCGCCAGCCATCTGCTTGACTACATCAAGCGAGATTTCTTTAGAATCTTGGTCATCAAAGAACACGATTAATTTACCGACCAAGATAGCAGTGAATTGAGATTTCAGTGTCTTGGTAGTTGCTTTACCACTTAATGATGCTGGAAACATCAATCTGACGATAGCTTGTAAGATACCCTTACCATTACCACCTACGTGACCTACAATAACAATATCAGGAGTAGTAACTGCTTTACTGTAATTAATCACCTTATGAACAATCCAGCGCTCGATATGCTCTTGATTCTCTAGTTTACCACCACTAAGAGAGTACATGAGCCAATCGAAATATTCACTGTATTCGCCTTCTACCTCATCTCTGTTAATGAAATATGGTTCCATATGCTTGATTGGTAGATACACTTTACTGCTGTTCCACAGTCTGGAATCGATAGAATATCGGCTCATATGATAAGTTCTGCCCACCGAGTTAAACAAGTCGATAACTCTAGGAGCAGGTAGGTGCCATATTTTGATACCAAGACCAACTGCTAATTCTTGAATGAATTTGTTAGGCTCAATATTACGGAACAGAACGTTTGGCTTCTGTGGGGTGATAGAGTAATTGTCAACATACACGTATTCGCCGCGCTCAATAACAAACGCCGCGCTCGAATCTTTCTTTAGCCACTCAGCCACCTTGAATAGAGCAGCCTGAATGTGCTCTTCATTCTCATCTTCGCGTGAACGATTGTAGCTCTTTAAATCAAACTCCAATTCAGCAATAGCATCATTTAGTTTGAGAATATTCTCAGTTTGCTGGGCAATACGAGTATTCTTATCGGTAATGACTTCGATATCTAGCTTCTCGATGCCTCTTAACTTCTTTTGCTCCTGCTTTAACAGCAATTTGGCTGCTGAAATTTGCTGGGTTATCTCTAACTTCGCTGCTTCTAATTCTGCTGTTGGGTCTACCAACACTTCTTCTTTTTCAAACACATTTTTAGACATTTCGTCTCCTTATTTTGTTACTAATTTCGCTAAGCGAACTAAAATGCTCTTATTAGCTTCTGTCCCTTAATTACGTGTATATTTTTTTATTAAGTCATCTTGCGTCTTTTTCCAATCACTTCTTTCTACTCGTTCTGGAACCCTGCCACCATTTGATTTGATGAACTGGTTTCGTTTATCTCTGGTAATCTTATCACCCTTCCAGCCAGTCCAAGCGCCTCGTCGCACTTCTCTATGTACGAGTTGGCTATTGCCAGCACAGATAGCGCAGCAGATAGCATCAAACTCTTCAAAAGCGAGCCCAACTGAGCGGCAGATAGCTACTAGAGTAAGAACACCGCCATTACGGCTGCCACTCTGCGAATCATAGTGAACGTCACTACACGTTAGTAGGGCTTCAACAATCATTCGCTTATACGAATCAGTGATCTCGCCTGTGCCAGTTACTTCTGCTGGTACCCACTCCGTAATCTCTTCAACTTCAAAGTCATATGGGTTAATCAATTCGCCTTCAATCACACAACTAAATGCTTCTGCCTCGTTATTGCTACTATGGAAGTAGAATGACTGTGATACAGAGAATGAAGCGTGGTCAACACCAGGGAATGTCTCAATCATAGAGCGCTCACGACAGGCGATATCTGCGGCTAGTAATGGCTGCGAGAATGGAATCACTACGCGGAACTTATTGTGTTCCCAAGTGTGTCTGAATGTAGTATAGATGATCATATGAACGCCATCTAACAGTTTCACAATATCTTCAATAGAGTACTGGTCATCAACGTCAAGCACTATCCCTCCGATACTGATTAAATTCTGCTTGCACCGACGAACAGTGTTTGGAATCTCGTCATACGTATCTTGGCGCTCACGACCGACATAGTGGTAGCGCCTAGCTAATTCTGCGCCTTCTGTTTTGAATTGGGCCAGATTGAATAGGAGCCCGTCTTCTTTTTTGTCTAAGTGGGTATACTCGGTCAATATTTTGCCAAGTTCTTGTAATGAAAACTGTTGCTCATCAGCAACATATGCTTTGGTAACACTTTCATAGATTGAAAGCGTATATGGTCGACCTGTCATTTGAATTGTCCTTTCTAGTTGTTGCTTCGCGATAACTTGGCCCTGTGAGAGAGGGTGACACGGTGCTCTCACACACCGTGTCGGTCATCTAGAAGGAGATGAAGCTAATATTGCTATCAG